TTGAAAATTCCAGTGTACACCATGCCGAATTTTGCGCACTCCTCTCTCAAATCTTTCATATCAAACCAGCAACGGTCATCCATGCCAAAACAATGATCATCACCGAATACGACTAACGCTTCATGCACGTAGTCGAGTATCTCAGCGACAGTTTTGGTAGGGACTCTGTCTGCTGTGTTCAATGCTGTAAGCATAATGAGCAAGTAGAACACAAGCGAATTCACCATAGTTGTAGAAAACTTACCAGAAGGATTTCCAGTAGTTTTGTACAATAGGTTAATCGCAATGTGCAATACATTCACGCAAGTAGCATAGAACATCTTTCTCGCTCTTCGCAACTCTTCTTCGTCTACTCCTCCTCTGCGGTACCAGGACAACATCATGTCACAAGACCACATCTGAAGGAACTCTCCAAGGGATCCATCCATCTTCTTCACATCACCAGCAATCTGCTTCAACATCTTACCAGTTCCACGAGTTAACTTACGAAACACCTTTCTCCAACTTCCTGACTTGTGTGGATTGATACCAAGATCAAAGGGACACGAGTCATCTGGCTGCCATCTGAGCAGGTTCTCAAAGAACGCACCATAATACATGCGTTCAACGATTAACACCTCAATAGCAGCGGGACCCATGATACGGGTATCTCCAACAGCTTCACGTTCGACATCGACCCAAGGACCGCTTCTCAAGGCAGGCACCTTGTTCCAATGTCCTTCCTTCCACTTCGGATCTTCCCAATCAATCTCCACTTTCTCTTCTCCTTCAAGTACATAATACTTCCACACCTTCTTCATAGGCAGAACTTCATCTTTAAGACAATCCGCGTAAACGACCTCGTAATTCTCTAGCTTCTCAGCAGGGCTAGCTAGGTCGCTTAACAACAGATCTATCTTAAGATCTAGTTCTGGAATAGGTATGTAAGTCTTAGAACCATCAGGGTTCGAGATTGCGGTAAACCAATCCTTCTTTCCTCTCGTCTTTCTCTTCTGAGTGTTATAGGGCCAACCTGGGGATGTGTCCATCTCCATTTGCTTAAAGTGATGCCATCCAGCGACACCATTTATAGCTTCGTGTTTCGTCAACACTCTCGGCTCCACCATCTCAGGGGTTCTCTCCAACAAGTACTCCATTACAATCTTAGCTTTGTTATCAGTATGATTGTTTTTAGGACGGAGTAACTTCTTCTCTAGAGCGACTTGCATAGGGCTCACACCTTTATAGGGTTTGAGCAATGCAGGGGCGTCAGCAACAGGGGAATGGAAAAGTCCAGCGATAGGCGTCGGGGCTTTCTCACTCTTTCCTGGCTGCTGCACAGTCACACGAGGTTCTACAGTGCCGATAATCTCAACATTACCACACTCTAGCTTCTTATAATCAAGGATACTCTTCTCTTTCGGTTGTACCTCGATCCCATTAATGGCCATCTGACCAGCAACGGCTTCTCCTCTAAGCTCTGCAAAAGACTCTTGTGAAATCAATGATGCACAGGCGTAAGCACCGCCAGCAACATGAATTCCAAAGATCTTTCTGGGAGACTTAGAGTTCAACAGAATGTAGGGCAATCCACACTCACCATCTCTAGTATACAAATTCTCAAAAGTGAGAGTATGCATATTATGAGCTATGTGAGTTGAGGACCTCGACGCCTTATACTTCATCTCAGTAATTTGGCTTGGGGCTCGAGTTACTATTCTCGTCTCCACAGTCACTACTCCTGTCTTCTCATCCACAGTCGGTGCTACAAGGGCAACCGCATTGGATCCGATCTGATCGAAATCAGCATCACGCAAGATGTGCGATGTGATATCTTTCTTCTCTGGGAATCCTTTTTGCGATATCGTAACAAACGACTGATCATCTCCTTCTTTCTCAAAGATCTCTCTCTCGTGAGGTTGAATAACATAGGTAGTTCCGTCCAAGAACTTAAGCGTAAACGCTCCTGTGTTGTTCACCCACACATGCTTCGCTGTCACGAAGGTCCTTCCGAAAAGGAAAGTGCAATACACACTTCCACCATCAGTTTTGACTTTGGCAATGTTCTTCACCAACACTGTCTTAGCCAAATCCATAGCAGAATTGTCTATGCCAGGTGCACTCTGTCCAGTCACCTTAAACTTTCCTCTTCCAGGTCCTTGCAACTTCTTTCCTCTAGCTGCAGTCTTTAGAGCCACAGGGCCAGACTGTCCGTTCACCTCTTCAACAGGCTTGGGAACCCAGTTCATCCACTCAATGAATTTACCAAAGATCAAAATACCAGTAAAGGCACCGATCATAGCAATAATCATTTGAATGGCCAAACTAGCTCCTTCAGCCACATTGAATGCGAGTGCTTTTAGAGCACACTTGACCGTCTCCAGAACTTTCGATCTGAAGGTGACCCAGCGTCCAACACTCGGGTGTTCGAATTTAGATAGATCTTCGGGAGTAGGGGATATTGTTGTTAACTGTCCCACTCCAGTACGTATCTTAGCGAGCATTGATAGCTCAAGCTTCGATAACTCCTCCTGATCTTCTTGCTTTGGTCGCGGCGTCTCGGGTTCTTTGTGTTCACTTTCCATCTGTCCATGCACACTATCACCTTCCGACGCAGTATCCAAATCTCCATCTGACTCTTCTTTTCCTGACGCGACTGTGAGTTCACGGGTATATGCAGCAATCTTACTCTGCGCATAATCCTGCAACTCCATAATCTCATAAGGGTCCTCTTGTTTAAGTATAATATCTAAAGCATTTCCAACTGATCTCTCATTTTCTATATAAAGATCTATCAGTATCTTTAACGCTTCAGCATAAGTGTACTTAACACCAGTAGGCTTCTCTAAATCTATATCTACCTCCTCAATGAGATAGACATCTCTTGTGAACTCCTTAGCTTTCATTCCACGATTTTTCGATTTAATATCATTGATATTCGAAATTCGCCAGAAAGCGGACTTGCGGCTAGTAAACGCACGCGGGTCCTGGAGATATGGGCTCACACCATCTCTCTTGACATCTCTTGACTCTCCATTAGACAGCTTCTCTTTCTCCACCATCCCAGGGGTCTCCATACCATTGGATGTTCCTATAATGAGACGTGATACAAAAGGCACTTCACCTTTCGTAGCAAACGCCATAGGAACATAGTAGGGAGCATCATTACAACATCTAATGATCTGCATCATTACTCTCCTTCTATCCTCAGCAACGGGACTCTGTAAATAGTCATCCATCAACATAAACCATTGCTTATCATATCCTTCCCAAAACTCTTCAGTGTAATTGAAAGGATAGATATCTGCTTTCTCCAACTTTCTACCTTTTACAGCCATGTGAAGATCTTTAGCTAAATAATCAGCTAATATCGTCTTGCCGGTATTCTTTTCACCACACAGGTGTAAGAATATAGGCTTCACACGGTCGTTATTCACGACTTCCTTCTTCCTCACATACTTCTCGACTTCTCTCAATCTACGAATAGTATCCATGAACACAGGGACAGTGGAATTAACCATCTGTCTGCTCACGATATTAATTTCGATCTCATCCCCAACATTCACCAAACGTTTTATTGTCTGGCGATTTTCGAGCTTGGAGAAATCCATATTCGTCTTCATCACTGCACAACACTCGGATAACCACACGGTCATCATCTCATATATTTCCTTCATCTCTTCAGGAATATAGGGATGACCAGTCCATAGTTCGTAAATCATCATACAAACGTACTTGAAATAATGGAAAACGGCTCCAACACCGTCTTTCACCATCTTAAGTGCGCCTGCATACGCTTTCACTAAACTATATCTCTTTGTAGTTATCGAAGCTTCAGCAGGTGTTATCTTTCTAAACATATTAGTAAAAATAGATAAGAACGTATCTATAACACCTTCTCTCTGAACTTCTTCTCCTTTCTCATCTCCAGCTTGTCCAATCACTGCATTCTTCGCAGCATTGAGCACGTAGAGAATAGACTTAATGAATCCTGAAATAAGCTCGTAAGCTATTCCAGAAGTTAACAGTGTAGATGCCACGATCGACATCTGCAACTTTGGATCATCAATTTTCTGAACAACCCAAACTGCTAACGCTAATCCAGTAAGTTTACTCACATACTTAATCAATGTATGCGGCTTCATGATCGACCTAACCTTCTCTGGTATGGTCGTCGTGAAAAACTCTTTGAACATCTTTCCAACAGAGGCAATCTCTTCTAATGCCTTAGTTGCATTCTCAATCTTCTCTTCGCTTCTCACTACCACTTGCTTAATCTCAGCAGCTGCTTCTTTAACTTCAGTAGCAGCGTCTCCAATCTCCGCGACAGTCTCATCTGTCTTGGGCGGGGATATCCACTTTCTAGCTTTCTCCATGCTGAACATTTGTCCAACAACCTTATCTTTAACCTCTTTATCGAAATTGGTTAAAGCATCAGGGTGTCGCATAATTGCTGCAACATGTGATAAAGTTTTAGAATGTGCCAAGATAGAACCTTGGTTCATCACTAACTCACACAACATACACACTGTCTTCGTCTCTCTGTATGTATCTCCTTTATACTTATACTGCGGTAAATTAAACTTTACTACAGGAGTACATAACAACTCACTTCTTACAATCCTCAAGTTCTCCAGCTTATCCCAATCTGACAGGGACATAACTGAAAAATCAGAAGAAAGATTCTTACTCATAGTAACACAATCCTTGATATAGTTAATTAGTTCAGCGCCATCTAAGTCGCTTGCACTATTAACACAATCACAGGTTGCATAACCATGAGCAGATCCTTCAACGAAATCTCTAGTATGTCTATTGACAGTCCTCTTGTAAGCAAACGGTCTCTCATCCGTCACTCCAAAAGGTGCTCTGCCAGATCCACTTCGATCTTTCTTTCTAATCATAAACTTTCTTGTAGAGAAAGTTCTATCTAACTCCTCTCTCTCTACAGTCTTTGCTGTAACATTATCCGTGGATTCTCTAACATCATCCTCGGGTAAGTTAAGCTCTCCATCTATCTTTTTCTCAATTCTCTCTAATTGCTTTCTGATAAACTTCTCAGACTCTAACATCTTCTCTTGCATCTCCCAAAGCGATCTCTCTAAACCACTTATTCTGTCATTCAACTTATGATGACTTTGAAATGTGGAAAGCTGCTCCTTTCTCAACAACTCAAGTTCACTTTTGAACTTAGGTACTTCAGTCGTAACAACGTCCACAACCTTATTGACAAGTTGTGTGCGTGCACGAATCTGCTCTTCCATTTGTCCATGAACTTTCTTGTCCACTTCAACTTCTTTCTTTCCATCTTTCCGATTATTCGTCAAACTCTCAATGACATTTCCTTGATACTCTTCAGGGGCCTCATCACGAGGTCCTAACCATATCATCATGTTCTTGATGTTCTCAGCCGTAAACGGAATCTTTCGACCATCCGTTAACGTGAGAACCAAGTTTCCTTGATCATCCTCTTCATCCATCTGACCAAAAATATTGGTGTCATCGTATTCTTCATACCAATGATACACAACATTGTACACAAGTCTGGACAAGCCAGCATGTGTATTATGATCTTCTCTCTTATTATCATCCTTCTCCAATGTTTCTAGAACACGGGGCCAGAAACGTCCTGGGCCAGGGTTCAACTCCACTCCAACAAGTGGAATCAAACTCTCATCCAAAAGGTCCGGAACCGGATCCTCATCAAACAGATCCTCCAAATTGATTATATCATCAAATTTAGAATCCCATTGACCATTAGGTATCGCAAGAAGCGATGCCCATAATCTGGGATGAGCGGCAATGAACTCGCTCGGATTCTTCTCAGTAATCTCCTCTAGACACTCAAGTCTAGGATCGGTATACTTTCCAGTCTGCAATGAATAATAAAAAGGGTTTCTCATCATTCCCTCATACATCCATGTTCTCTTCTCTGGAGCTCCATCAACTGGTAGCTCACTCACATTTCCAAAGCGTGTGACAGGGGGTTGCACACCAGGGAACATACTCCAGTACTCGCAAGCAATATAATGACCACAATTGTGGCCATTAAATTGGTCTGCCTGACAGCAGCACCAATAGCTACGAGTAGCAAGTTCCTTCGCTCTCTCAATAATCTCTCCTATATTATAGCGTCCATCATACTCTCCAAAGGTTGAAACATAAGATGCTGTTTCTTGCATTTTGACGACTTTTTTGGTTGTAAATTAATCGATACAACTAAACTAGTACGACTTTAGCTCTAACAATCAACATCATAGCGGTATTTTGAACATTCAAATATTACATAGTATATATTCAAATGGGGCTATCAACCCATACATATGATAAGCTTTGCTAGCTAGTTTAGAGGGCGAGACAGTGGGTCTCGACTCCTAGTTATCCTCGTAGTACAGCAGGCGGGCAGCAAGTGCCAAACGTCTTGTACATGTCGTCCGAAAATAACCACTCAATCAAATCGTGTATAACGGTGCCAACTAAATCTGTAAAATGTTGTCCTGTAGTCACCACGAAAGCGCCGGGGAGATAGGGGCGGTTGTGTAGGCGGGGTAATGCCACAACGTACATTGATCTTACCCTGGTCTGCTTATAATTCTCTAGAAAATCTAGAAATATTCAATAACACATCATTCAAAATTTATATAAGTTAATCTATTACCTTCAAAGTAGTAATTTAATACACACTTCAAATTTATGGTAGTTGCTCTATATATAAATCTCCATTAATGCATCTGTAGAATAAATCTAAATAAACCTTCACTATAAGCCACCTAATAAAAGGGGGGGGGGGTTTGGATCTTTAAAAGTATATATTTGCAGTCTAAGCAATATCTAAAATAGAAAATGTTTCCGTAAAAACATATGCCAAGCATTGAACTATTAGATATCACGAAGACTAATAAGGCCTTAACCTTACTGTCCAAGACACGAAATATATTTGATTAATATGATTATGAAATAGGGGAACCATATCAATCTATTGTATACGTTTGCACG